GCAAAGCGCCTACCCTTTAGGTTTTCCGTGGATGATAACAACCGCAAAGTATTTGATCTGCTGCTGCTGTACTTTACCGGTGACCCAGCTTTTGAACAGCATACCTACATAGGCCATGATGGCCAGGAACACAATTACACTTTCCGGAAGGGCTTAATGCTCAGCAGCCCGGTGAGAGGTACCGGCAAAACCGTGTTGATGGAATTATTTAGCCGGACGCCTGGGCGCTCTTACGTGGTAGTGCCGACCAAACGAATTACCAGCTTTTTTGAGGCAGATGGAGATGCAGTTATTACCCGTTTCAGCCAGCCCTGGCGCTGTGAGCCTACGCCGGAATTTTTCTACCAATCACCCATCGGTATCTGCTTTGATGATATGGGTGACGAGGAAATCAAAAACCATTTTGGCAACCGTGAGAATGTGATGGCACGGGTAATAAGCCGGATTTATGATGAAGCTACGGACAAGGCGGTGTTTAAGTATTTCCACTGCACCACCAACCTGACCGGTAATGAACTGCAGCAAAAGTATGACAGCAGGGTACGGAGCCGGATGCGTGAGATGTTCAATTTTATTGAACTACCAGGCCATGACCGTAGAATATAGCTGAGAGCCATCACCAGCCAGCTGAGCGCCTTATCTGCCCGTGCCCTATGCCTACACATGCAACCCAGTTTTTAACCCAAATAAACACGAAATGACAAAAAAGATTTTGAAATCAGCGACAATCTGCCTGATTCTGGTGGCATTAATTGCCCTGTTTTTTTTGCCCTCCTGCAGCCCAGCTAACCAGGCATACCGTAGGCACGGAAAGACCTGCACCAGTCCCGGAACCATTGGCACCGGCACCCCGACAAAGGACGTTTTGAAATTCTGGAAAAAAATGCACAAGCAATGAAAGCAGCTGCCAAAAAAATTGGACCCAGGTACTGGATAGGCATTGACCCTGGTACCAAAACCGGCCTGGCGGTATGGGATGCGTATAACAAGCGCTTTGAATGTATTGGAAGCATGCTAATACATAAAGCAATGTTGTACGTGAAACAATTTGCTTTTGAGCACGGCCATGACAATGTAATAGTTCGGCTGGAAGATGCAAGGAAGCGCACCTGGTTCGGGGATACCGGCAAAGAACGGATGAAGGGCGCCGGATCGATTGAACGGGACTGCAGTATCTGGCAGGACTTTCTGGATGATAACAAAATACAGTACATGCTGGTACACCCGAAAAATGTACGGACGAAACTGCCGGCCATGACCTTTCAAAAAATAACCGGCTGGAAGGAACAAACCAATGAACACTCCCGGGATGCCGCAATGATGGTGTACGGGATTTAAAGCTCTATCAATGAAGAAAATTTTAGATGCGACTTGTGGCAGCAGAATGATGTGGTTTGATAAGGAACACCCTGATACTGTTTATGTTGATAAAAGAACAGAATCAATAACAGCATGTGATGGACGAATTATAAATGTCAGGCCTGATATAGTAGCTGATTTTACAAAACTTCCATTCCCTGATAATTCATTTTACCTGGTTGTATTTGACCCGCCCCATGTAGATAATCTGGGAGAAAAAAGCTGGATGGCTCAAAAATACGGCAAACTGTTTCCTGGATGGGAGGACCAAATTAAAGAAGGCTTTAATGAATGCATGAGAGTTCTAAAAACCAACGGCACACTAATTTTTAAATGGAGTGAGATTAGGATACCGGTTAGTAAAGTGGTTGATGTAATTGGAGTACAACCACTGTTTGGACACCCAACTGGTAAAGCTGGAAAAACTATCTGGATGACTTTTTTTAAACAATAATTTTTTAACCCTACAAAATGCAATTATTTCAAAACGCAATTGAGAACGAAACGGACGTATGGTTGACACCGCCCAAAATAATCAAAGCCCTGGGCCAGTTTGACCTGGATCCGTGCAGCCCCATCAATAGACCGTGGGACACTGCAAAAAAACATTTTACCGTTATTGACAATGGCCTGGTCCAACCATGGACTGGCCGGGTATGGTGCAACCCGCCATACAGCCAAAAATCACCCTGGGTGCTTAAATGCGCGAATCATGGTGATGCTGTGCTGCTTATATTTTCCACCACTGACACCATAGACTTCCATCGGTATGTTTTCCAAAAAGCAGACAGCATACTTTTTTTGGCTGGCCGGTTGACATTTTACGATCGCACGGGAACACCCAGGCAACGGGCGCCAAAACCTAGCTGCCTGGTGGCCTATGGTGAAAACAATTCACTGGCACTGCAAAACAGTGGACTGCAGGGAGAGCACCTGCCTATAAAATACACCCCAATGTTAGTAGTGGGTATATCACCCACCTGGGTTTCAGTGGTGAGCATAGCAGTGGAGCGAGTTGGCAAAGATGCACCCCAGGCAATTTATGAGGTAGTGGAGCGAATGGCACCAGGTAAAATTATCAATAACCAACACTGGAAGGCAAAGGTGCGCCAGTGCTTACAACTAATCAGAAAACAACAAACTTTCACCAAAACGGCAACCGCATGAACGACAAAATTATTGACCTGCTTAAAAAGCTGAAGGAACTGGCAGACCGTGGCGTGGACGGTGAAAAGCAGACCGCTGAAAGGATGCTGCAGCAGATGATGAAAAAGCACGGCATCACCTGGGAAGAATTGAACGGCGACGAACGTACTGACCATGAATTTTTTGCCAGCAAAGATCAAAAACAATTTTTACACCAGGTGGCGGCATCTGTATTGGGTAGAATAACCGTACAAAGGCTAGTGAAAGACAGAAAGTATAAAAAATCAATCTTCATAAAATGCACTGACGCAGAATTTATTGAGATCAATGCAAAATTTAATTTCTACTGGCAGGCCTACCAGCGCGATCTTGATACATTTTACCATGCCTTTATTCAGAAAAACCGCCTATTTAAGAAACCAGAGGAATCTGATTATGATAATCAACCTGAAATAACCCCTAAAGAAAGGGCACGGTTGATGAAACTGAGCCTAATGATGGAAGGCTTAGACCGCCATCAATTCCATAAACAATTAAAACCAGCAGAATGAAATTCATCCCTAAGCTATTTATGACCGAAATGGTGCAGGCCATTCGTGAAGGACGTAAGGACGTAACCAGGCGCCCAATGAAGCCCCAGCCCATTGTTTTCAATGATCACTTTACTTTGCCCATACCCATAGATCAAATGAGCAAACAGTTAAAGCAATACGCCAAAAAAGGGTACACTCAGATTTATACATCTGGCCCATTATCCGGTAAGATGGGACCAGCCCTGCCAGCAAATCCCGGTGATATTATCTGGGTACGTGAAACCTGGGCAGAAACCCCTGTGACATATTTATACAAAGCCGACTATGGTAAAGAGCCAGTAAGCTGGAACTGGAAGCCTAGCCTGTTTATGCCAAAAGAGGCCTGCCGATTGTTTCTGAGAGTTAAGGACTGCAGCTGGCAGCGCCTGGAAGAAATAACAGTTCAGGAATACTGGCGTGAAGGCTTGCAGACACAGTTAAGCTGTGAAGCTGGCGTGATTGATCTGGAAAGGCAGTGGGTTGAATTATGGTGCAGCATGTACCATGAGTACAGCCCTGGCCAATGGGTAAGCCGTACTGAGTTTGAAGAAATTGGCCCGGATGAACTGCCTGCAATAAAAGAGCAATTTTTAAATGATAAAACAATAAAAATTTAGTTATGCAGATAATAACTGATGAACAGATAAGGAAAGCCTTTGAAAATACAAACTTTGGCACTAATGACTTTCCCGGGTTGATAGTTGATGCCTTATCAAAAATAGCACAAGGCTACTCAACAGGCCATACAATTGCACAGGTGATAAGTGAGTTAGGGCTTGCTACTGCAAGAGCGTATGACCGGCGCCTAACTGATAAAGGCTGGGAATATTTAAAGGCAGAACTGGTGAAGGAAGCGCTTGCTTCATTGCTGGATGAACTACCAGCAGCTGACGCTGATGAAAACCTGGGAACAGGTTATCTTGACGGATGGACCGACTACAGGAATGCAGTAATACTATTAATTCAGAAGAAAATACAATAATCATGGCCATTAAAAAAATGCTAACCGCAAAAGTTCATTGGACACATCTGGTGAAAGGCCAGCAAACCAGTTTCAATGACGGTACTTACTATAAAACATACACTTATTTGACCAGAAAGGGGATTGTGCAGATAACTGCATATCAATTTATCAATCCGGAAAAGGAAAGAATCAATGAAGTGCAGTTTGAAACCATTCTGAATGAAACCACTTTCGTGATGACCGTTGACGGCCCATTGATGGAATTAAGCATGAAAAACCAGGCAACCAGATTTTTAAATAAAATACTTAAAGAAAATGGAAAAGCAACTGTTTAAAACCTATGTACTGGGGTTTGCCATTAACATAGACAGAACCACAGTTTTATTGATTGAAAAATCAAAACCAGATTGGCAAAAGGGTAAACTGAATGGGATTGGTGGCAAAATTGAACCCCGTGAAACACCATTAGCTGCTATGGTGAGAGAATATGAAGAAGAAACCGGTATCACAACAACTGAAACTGATTGGTCTGAGTTCTGTATAATGCACGGACCAGGATGGAGGTGCCACTGCTTTAAGGCTTTTACTGATGAAATATTTTGGGCACAAAAATTAACCGATGAAATGCCAATAGCTGTTGACTTAGATCGTTTTGATGATTATACGATGATTTCAAATGTTCCCTGGCTGGTTCAAATGGCATTAGATAATTGCAGCGCCAGCAGTGACAGCGCCTTCCATGCAACTGTGAGTTATAAATAGCCGAATGTTTCATAAATGCTGTGAATTAATTTAATTCGTATTAAATTCGTACCATACAAACAACCGCCAATGATTAATGTAACCCACACGGAAAAAAAAGTAGGGGAGTTAAAGCTGCTGGATAACAACCCCAGGACCATTAAAGACAAAGATTTTCAGGTGCTATGCGACAGCCTGCGGGCTAATCCGGAACTGTTTGAAGCACGGGCCTGCCTCGTGAGCGACCGGACGGGTGAACTGGTAATCATTGGCGGTAATATGCGCTACCGTGCTGCAGTGGAGATCGGTAAAAAGAAAATACCGGTTATCATCATGAGTGGGCTCACAGAGGAAAAGGAGCGTGAGATCATCATACGGGACAATGTGCAGAATGGTGAATGGAATTGGGACATGCTGGCCAATGAATGGGACATGGGAGAACTGGCAGACTTCGGCCTGGAAATACCAAACTTTAATCTGCAGGACCCGGATGAAATGGATGGTGCTCAGAACAACTCAGGGGCTGAGGAAGGCGCTGAACGTGGCAACGTGGTGCAGTATAACATCATTTTCAATGATACGGACGAATACAATGCCTGGATGGCCTGGATCAAGCAATTGAAACAAGGCAGCCCGGACGATGATCGTACCATTAGCCAGCTTATCCTGGCAGAAATAAAAAAGCTGCAGGCATGAGTGAAGTGAAGGCAGATAGTAAAAAGCGCCGTTACATTGATCAGAATGTATATGATGCAGCCCTGGAACGCATCAATTACGTGCTGGACACCTTTGATTCTATCTGGGTGTCATTTTCTGGTGGCAAGGATAGCCTGGCCGTGTTGAAGCTGGTGGAGGAAGTGTATGACCAGCGTGGCATCACCAGGCCTATCAATGTTATTTTCCGGGACGAGGAAGTTATACAGGATGATGTGATTGATTATGTCAACACTTTCCGGACCAATCCCAGGTACAACTTTAAATACTATGCTGTACAGCAGCACTCAATAAAATTCGTGCTCGGACAGGTAGGCACTTATATCCAATGGGACCCCAGCCGTCCATGGATTAGGCCCAAACCAGACTATGCCATCACTGACCCGCTGGACCGGGTACACAGCCAAAACTCAATGGATAGTTTTCTGTTCCAGGGAGTAAAGGGTAAGATTGCTTTCTTAATGGGCATCCGTGCAGATGAAAGCCTGGTGAGGCTGCAATCCGTTACCAATAAGCGGTATGACAACTATATCACCAGTTCAGATGGCAACCCCAACGTAAAGGTGGTTAAACCCATCTATGACTGGACGGAGAAAGATATTTTCCGTTATTTCTTTGAGAAAGGGATTGATTACTGCCATACCTATGACACTCAGATGCTGGCCGGGCACTCTTTACGGGTGGCCACTCCATTGGTAGCAGAAAGCGCCAAGCGCTTCGGGAACATTCGTATTATGTACCCAAAGTTTTATGAGCAGATCATTTCTATCTGGCCGGAAATGCTGCTGCAGGAGCGCTATTACAAAGACCTGGACCGGGATGCTATCTTTTACAAATATCCACCCACCTGGGACGGCATCATGCAGTACATTGATGAAAACATACCGGACGCTGGCCAACGCAAAAAGTTTAAGGGGTATGTAACTGCCTGCAGAAAGATCAGGGAGAAAAAAATTAAGGAAGGCAGCAGTAACCTGGGTGGATATCCAATTCTGCACGTATTCAAAGCCGTGGTATCTGGCACAAAGCAAATGATACAGGCAAAAGTAACCATCACCAAAAAAGACCTGGAATATGAAGGATTATAACGGCTTCACCGGCGCGGAGCGCCAGCGGATTTATGATTTTAAAAAAGCCAATGGCTGCCTGCCGAATGTTTCAGGAGCCTGCTGCAGTGTATGCGGTGGCAAAGGTGGCCAGATCATGGTCCACTGTGAGGATTATTATGACCTGTATGATGGGCGCCCCATCTGCGTGGAGTGTCACATGCTGCTGCACCGCCGCTTTTCCCAGCCTGGTGTATGGATAAAGCACCTGGTCATGGTGTCCCAGGGCTACCGGCCTACTCAGTGGAAATCAGTGGGCGCTTATTTCGGTAGCACAAAGGGCTTCCGGTATAACCCAGATCATTATGCAGATTTTTTGAGAATTGACCCGGCAACGCTGGGCAATGAATGGTATCACAAACTATTGTTGACCAAAATAGATTTGGCACATGGACGTAAAAATCCAATTGATCCGCTTTGAGGAAATCAATTTTCGTAACCTCATGCTGAAGGAGCGTGTGGCCGTGAAAAACCTACCTGGCACTGTTTATATCGGTGTCCGGGTGAATAATATGCTGGTGGGCGTGGCAGCTTACCACATCAATGGCAATAGCATCCGGTATAAAACAGATTTCATGCTGCCAAACTACCGGGGCATCGGCTTGTATAAAAAGCTATTTCAGCACCGTGAGCGCCTTATCTCTGATCATGCCCATAACAGTATGCAGTCCGTAATTGTCACGGCTTTCTGTACACCCATGAGCCTGCCTGTTTATTTAAAAAACCGTTTCATTGCTGAGAGCGAAAAGAACGGCATCACATTCGTGCGCAAAACAATCATTATATGACCGAACAATTTAAAGACCCTATCAATTCCATCCAATGGCTGCAGGTGGCTAACCTGAAAGCCAATGATTACAACCCGAATGTGGTATTCTCACCGGAGATGAAGCTGCTCAAACTTAGCCTAATGACCAACGGGTGGATCCAGCCCCTGCTGGTATCTGCAGACGGCATCATCATAGACGGCTTTCACCGCTGGTTTTTATCCTCCAATGATAAAGACGTTCAGGCCCGTTACAATGGCCTGGCGCCGTGCGCTGTACTGGACCTTACACCAGCAGAAAGGATGCTGCTCACGGTCCGAATAAACCGGGCAAAAGGCAGTCACATTGCTGTTAAGATGCATGACCTTATCACTGCAGTACATAAGGAGCACGGCTATTCAGTGCAGGAAATAGCCAAACAGATCGGCGGCACAAAGGATGAAGTGGAACTGCTACTCAAAGAAAATGTTTTCAAAGCCCTGGATATTGAGAACCATAAGTTCAGCCAGGCCTGGGTACCAAAATAGTAAGTTATGGCAGGTAAGATGCGTCAGGGGAAGAACGGCGGCCAGCTGTACACCCCAGCCAAAGGAGAGGTATTAAACCCAAAGGGACGTCCCAAAGGTGCACTGAGTGCAAAAACCATCATCCGGAAATGGCTGGAAGTTAAGCAGGCGCAAAAGAATCCATTCACTGGTAAGATGCAGAAACTTACCCAGCTGGATATCGCTGTGCTCAAATTGATTGAGAAAGCCCGGAAGGGTGATGTGCAGGCGCTGAACGCTTTACTGGACCGCATGGAAGGCAAGCCAAAACAGGCCATTGAAAGCAGTGGTCCAGATGGTGCTCCAATATCCACTGAAACAAAGCATGTAGTTGAATTCAGACGCATGAATGGCAAATAATGTACACTTCGTTTTCAATGAGAAGTTTGAGCCCGTGTTCAGCACGAAGGCCAGGTATATCCATGTATGGGGTGGACGTGCCGGTGGTCGCTCTCACTTTGGCACTGATTACTTTTTGTTTCTGATCATGCAGCCCACCTACTTCCGTGGGTGCTTTCTGCGTAACGTTTTCGGTGATATACGGGACAGTTTGTTCCAAGATTTTAAGGACCGGATTGAAGCCAATGGTATTGATGAAGAATTGTTTGATATCAATGACACTAAAATGTCAATTACCTACCGGCCAACTGGTAATACCATCATTTCAAAGGGTTTCAAAAAAACAGCTGCCAACCGGTCCGCAAAATTGAAATCCCTGGCCGGCTTAACCCATGTATTGATTGAGGAAGCGGATGAAAACGGTGAGGAAGATGTAAACAAGCTGGATGATAGTGTACGGACCAACCGGATTGAGAACATTCAAATTTTGTTCCTGTACAACCCACCGTCAAAAAACCACTGGCTGATAAAGCGGTTTTTCACCCTGCAGGACTGCACGGACCTGGGGCCGGATGGCAAACCATTGCCCTATTACCATGCCGTTCCAATTGAAAACCCAGACGTCCTGATCATCCATACCACTTACAAGGACAACCTGGTAAACCTCAACCCTAAAACTGTTCAAAAGTTTCTGGCATACGGTGACCTGAATAGCCAGTTTTACAACCCGGATATGTACTACATAGACGTACTGGGTATGGTGTCCGAAGGTAGCCGTGGCCGTATCTATAAAAACTGGAAGCCGATCACAGATGAATTCTTTGATAGCTTACCCTGGCCATCCTTTTATGGCCTGGATTTCGGGTATAGCGAGGATCCGGTTGCACTAATTGAAATCAAGAGCCATAACAACCGCAATTTTTACAGGGAAACAATTTATGAGGTAGGCTTAACCAATCCGCAATTGGCTGCACTCATGCGCCTGCGAGGCGTGCCCAGGCGTGCCCCAGTATATGCTGACAGCAGCGAACCAAAGTCCATACAAGAACTGAAGGATGAAGGCTTCAATGTAATGGAAGCTGATAAAGGTCCGGACAGTGTGCTGTTTGGAATTAAGCAGCTGCAGTCCATGGAAAACTATGTAACCGTCAATTCAAAAAACATCTGGAAGGAAAACCAGGAATACACCTGGAAGCTGGACAAGGATAAAAACCCCACTGATACACCGGAGGACAAAAACAACCATGCGAAGGACGGCATACGGTATGGGGTAACCACTCACCGCAAAATGAAGCGCAAAAAGAATATCAAAGTAGGTGCAGTACCATCTGAACCCAGGCCATCCGGGAAACCCAATCCGCTGGACTGGGTATAAAAAATGCCAGGTGTAGAAACACCCGGCCAGATTCATCATTTAAAATTAGAAACAACAATCAACTCCATAGGCGCCTGGCTAGGGCCAATTTTTTTTCCAGTTCATTCACTTCCTTCTTAGCGTAAGTTAAGCTATAAGAGTGGTCCCGTGAAATAGTACCATTTTTCAGTCCTTCATGCTTTGCTTTCGCTACTTCCAACTGGTACTCATACAACTCCACACTTTCAGGCATGCTCAGGTTGATGGTGTCCGCTTTGCTGGCCCAGTAGCTGGCCCGGCTGTTATACTCACCGGCTTTCTTCATAAACTGCACCGCTTTATCCATCCGGTTGTGGTTCCGTTCAATCAGTGCCCGGTGGCGCCGTTCACTGTGGTGGCCTATCTTAATAGGTTCAGCCAGGCGTAAAAAGTCAGCGCCTTCGTTGGAAGCCTGCCAGAATTTATCACTTTGTTTCTCAGCGGTCAGGCTGTACCCCTGCAGACGTTCAGCTTTGCGCCGTGCCCATTCCTGGACGTTAAAGCCATCTGCACGTACTACGGAGTAGTAATAAAAGCCGTCACGCTCAAATATCAGGTTAAATATAATGCAGTCATGTTCCTGGCCGTACCTGGTAGTCATGGTAATGGTAGCGCCTTTCTCATGCTGCTGGTCGCACTTTGCTAAAAATACATTAGGGCAATACTTTGAATAAGTGTTCATATACCTGCGTTTTAATTTTGTTACAGCAAAGTAACGGAAACGGAATGATTCACGCAACTTTATTACAATGTTTTTTTACCTACTTTACCGGACAGTTCGTCCTGAAATAACTTATATAAATCATCATTTGAATAAAGTATTCTATCACCGTAAGCATTTTTTCTCACATCATGCTCATTAAACCATAGATTAATGTCAGAAATGTATTTGAATCCATGCAAGCTGCACCAGGCTGAAAACAGGTGTGCTACCTGGGCTGTGATTTCAGCATGCTTTATTGATGATACCCTGGGGCCATCTTTGAAGCTAAATACTTGCATGTGCTGCAGTTCAATTTCGTTCATCTGGCTTTGTTTTTGGTTAATGGATTAATGCTAAAAAAACCAACCTTCATCGGTATGATGGCCGGCTTCAATTACTACTTTGCCAAACAGTGTCAACCGGCCAATTTTTTCTCCATCACCTTCGTGATAATGGCTTTTAGTTAGCACTCCTTCATGGCCGTTATAATGCAGGCCACAATATGGGCCATGCTCACCTGAGTACTCATTAAAGCAACCTTGCACTTTATCCCAGGATTCCATGAGCCAGTAGATTATCCTGGGGAGTATGTTTTTACGGTCCTTCATTTCAACTGCTTTAAAAGGTTTGCAATACCCCTGCCATCTTTGATTCCTTTGCCGGTATGCCATCCGGTATAAGGGTAAAGAGTTATGAGGTTGTCATTGTGCCAAAACTGCACGGTGTTATGGTCCTGGAAGTGTATCTCCTTGCCTGCTTTCTGCAGCTGCTTAACGGCGTAATCTATTCGTTTAGGTTCCTCCTGCATACGAAAGGCAACCTCCTCACGGTGTTCACGGCGTGATCGATCTGAAAAATTTTCGTTCTGGGCTTGCATATCAAATTTGGTTTAATTGGTCAAGCAATTGTTTTTCTTTTTTCTGTAGGGCGCAAACTGTTTCAGAAACAACAGCGCCCAGCTGGAACTCAAACTGGCTAAGTTCAAAATTGCCGTCTGCGTTTTTGATTGCCACTGAAATGGTTGTATTCTTTTTTATTCGGGCAATTTTGTCCTGAATGGATTCCAGCTGCTCCATAATTGGCTTCGCTCTTTTGAAATTCTCCGGTGTCATCTGGTTTAATTTTTATGGTTATGTAATTGAGTGCGGTCGTCAACTATCACATAGTAACCCAGGGATCTCCACCTGGCAATATGTTCATCAACCTTTGCAAAAAATGCCTGGCCACGGATACCGGTTTCATTCAACTTAGGTCCGATATTCTCACTAATCCAATGGGCAAAAAACTGCTGGCGCCCCAGCTGGTCCGGATGGCTTTCTATGGTAATGATCACCTTCCGGGTGGCCATGATTGCTTTCATTTCATTTTTGATTATGGCATTGCAGTAAGTGAAGCGTGCCCGGTATTCAATCTGCTTTTTTTTCTGCACCGGTGCCTGGTCAAATATGGTGGCCAGTTTTCTGAGCCTGGCCTGCAGTATAGTGATTCGTTGCATGGTGGTAGTATTGCGGCCCAGGCGTCACCCTGGGCCTGGTTGATTATGCAGATACAGTAATTAGACTGAGATCTTTTTTGAGGCTGGCAACCATAGCATTGATCATTTTCAGCGTGCCAATTTTTTCTTCCAGTCTATTTGCGTGCCATTCGCGCTCATACCAAACTTTAGGGGTAACTACCTGGCCAGCGCCATCACGGAAAGTCATGGTTAAAATTTCCTTCTTTGCTTTCTCGCTGAATAGCATGGGGGTGTTAACTATCTGCAGCAAGGTCCGGCCCTGGTCATTGGTGCCAACTGTATAAAGACCAACTTCAATAATGTAGTTGCAATACTGCAGCACTTTGGTTTCTGACTTAGCAATGTCGCGGTGGATTTCACATTCAGCAATTAGTCGGGCTGCAATTTTTGCGTACTCGTCAATCATTTGCTGTAATTCGGGGGCTGTAAGCTGTGTCATGGTGTTTTTAATTTTGTTACAACAAAGTAACATTAGTGAGACCAAACAAACAAATATTTTGCAATCTTTTTTTAATAAAAATGCAATCTTTTTTCTGAATGGCCAATGACAGGCATAAAAAAGCCCGGTGTTGATACACCAGGCGTAAAACCGTAGAAAAACATAAGGCTCACCCTAAACCAATTAGAGGCCTCAAAGTAATTAAATTAATTCAATCACAATTAAAATAAATTTTACTTTTACTCAACATTAAAGCAATAAAAACGCAACTTTTATGCAAGACCTGAAAAAAAACTATGTGCTGGCAGCGGAAGTGCTGGAAGATGCTATGGATGAAATCAAGGCACTGCTGGGTGACCCTAATGCTCAATTAATCTATGTTGGCATCCATGCAGCCCTGCAGAAACAAGCCAACCGCCTGCACTTCCTGGGAGGCAGCACCCCTAAGCACGGTATAAGTGACCAGGAGTATAAGCCGATCACTGAGTTTATGGGTGAGAAAATTGAGCACCGGAAGGAAGTGAACTTTGAGGACTTGGAACCTGGTGAGGCAGACCGCCTGCAGTATGTAGAAAAGGTTAACAGCCTGTATGCTGAACTGCCTACGCTTTCACTGCGTGGTGTGCTGCATAGCATGACCATCACGGATGATATTCTGGTATTGCGGGGAGTTGCAAAGAAAGCCGGCATGCAGGACTTTGAGGATGCAGTAATTACGGAGGAATACCTGGAAAAAGTGGTAAAAGCCATTAATGAGCGCAATGCGTTTGAAGCCCAGGAGAAATCCATCCATGCACAACTGGAAGCGGATAAGCAGAAAGCCGGGGAGGCGCCTGTTATTACCGGTGACGGTACCACTGAGGATGAAGATGATGAAGAATTGATTGATGTGGTGGTAACCCAGCAGATCCTGGACATGAACCCGGTGATGGCAGAGCAGGGTATTAAACTGGGTGATATTATCCAGGTAACAAAAGACGAGGAAGGCGATTTTTTGCACGACGAATTTATTTTCCCGGACGGGCTGGACGATATCAAGCCGAATGAAGCAGCAAGCGCTGAACAGGCAGCTGCAGACAAAGTAGGTAACGAACCTAAGTCCACTAAAAACCGTTCCAGCCGTGCAAATAAAAATCAATAATAAGGTTTTTACTTTCCCCAGCAGTTTAACTGAAATGACACTGGGGCAACGGATAGCATTTCAGCAAGAGCATGGCAACCTTTTGGATGCCATGCTCACCTCTATTTTAGAGATGCCGGAAGGCGCTGAGAAACAACTGGAAGTGATGCACTTTCAATTTGAAAAGATGTTCCGCACGTTCAGTTTCTTTTCCGGCTTCACCGTAGAAGAATTAAAGGCCAGTGAGTTCATTGAGGAAATTGCTGCCATTTATTATGCCAATGTGGCCCAGGTCATGGAGCATGAGGCCCAGATTGAACTGCAGCCGTCCTACCAGTTTATGGGAGAGGAATGGGTTATTCATCCACCGGAATTAAGGCAAGGTTCAGAAATGACCTTTGGAGAATTTATTGATGCCAAACAGATCATTAAAAACCTGATTGATCTGGGCGCCAGTAAGTGGGAGCAATTGGTTTGCCTGGCAGCCATCTATTTCCGGAAGAAAGGGGAACCGTACCAGGCCAGCTTCATGTATGATGGCAGTGAGCGCCAGGAATTAATGAAACAGCTGCCTATGGATATAGCCCTGGCTGTAGGTTTTTTTTTGAGCAGTTCTGTGAATTTATATCTCAACACTTTGCAGTTTTCTTCCCGAGCCGTGTCCGATCAGAAGGCCGTTTCAGTGCAGCCCACTATGAGCGCTATGGCTGGATAAATTTTCTGAAAAGCATAGCCAAAACAAAAGTGTTTGATATCCCTGGCAGCAATATGAACAGCATTGATTGCGCCCGTACAGCCAGCGCCTTTGATGTACTGCTGTATGCCAGTGAGGAAAAAGAGTTAAACGAGGCCCAGGCATTGGACCAGGAGGCCCAGATTAATAAACAAAAACGAAAAAAATGAACGCGCAATCCCCGAAGCCAGTTATGAACCTGGCAAAAGACATGCAGGACCAACTGGTCACTGAACTCAGTAAAGTACCTTTTACGCATGAGCGCCTGACGCCCGGATGGATGGCAATGGCAAAAAGTGCTTTGCGCAAAAAATCACCGCTTGCCCTGGGTATTCGTATTGCAGACTACAAAGCAATTCTGGAATTGGAAGCCGGTGACCCGGTGACTATGATGCAGTACAGCATCCTGAACAACAATCTGGAAAACTGCAGTATGCTGGACCTTTCCCTGCAGCTGGATGCTTACAGTGATCTGATGGAGGACTGTGAGGTTATGAGCGAAGCCTGGAATGCTGAAACGCTTGGCCTGCGTAAACAGGTGGAAGCGGATATCCTGGCCAGGTATGAAAATACCGTAGGTAAACCAGTCGGCGGCATGAAGGCAGTACCTAAAAAAAGTGATGCCTAATGAACCAGCCATTCACCCATATTGAGCGCTTGTTTACGGCTATACTTGCTCAGAGTATAGCCGTACAAGGCCGGTTTAAATTACTGGCCAGGAACGGCGCTGAGTTGAACCAGGACGAAGTACAGGAACTTACCCATGAGTTTACCAACAATAAAGCAGCTTTCCCGGTGGCAGCTATGCTGACGCCCAGGCTGATCGGAGAGGTAGGCGTATTGAATGACTACAAAGAAGTAGCCATCACCATGTTCTTCCTGGACACTACTCACTACAATGCATCCGGCCAGGTTAAAAACCCGGTACCACAGACCGGAAAATCTGGTGATGATGCCATTGATGAATGGGACCGAATGGGTAAGGTAGCACTGGACTTTGTGCGGGTATTGATGGACGTTACTAAGCCGGTGAATAACCCTACCAGTAAGTTCAGAGTAAGACAGCAACGGTATTTCATTGACCCGGTTTCATACGTTAGCAGCAACCGCCTTTCAGGTGTACGGCTGCAGTTTACTGGTGAAATCTTTGTGGGCTGTGATATCACCGATTATCCACCAACCATACAAATCCCTGAATAATGCAAACACCAAAATCACCTATTGTGCCTGATCGGCGTATGCCTGCACATATAGCTGCTGCGTATCCGGATGAACAGCGACCCAACAAAATTGATGCAGCCATGCGTGAACAGCTGGCAGCGGAACGTATGGGTATAACCGTGGCCAGGCTACGGGAGATTAATGCCTATGCTGGGAAATTGCGTAAAAAGTTCCCTCACATGGCACCCAGTCGCCTGCAGCGCAAAGTGTGCGAATATTTCAAAATAAAGCTGGTTGATAATGACACTAAAGCAGATAGCACTGATGATTCCAGCGGAGTATCGCAGTGAGATACTGGAATTGAATATGATTGCCCGTGCCCAGGCCAATAGCCAGGACACGACCATGGAGTACCTCATGCAAATATGGGGCACCTATATTGAGCCGGATGCTCACCTGGATGCAGCCTGTGGGCTCTGCAGGGAGCGGATTTTAAAGAATTACCGGCAGCTGCAGCCGGTGATGGTAGAATTAAAGAAACAGGAAAACCTTTTAAAAGCGCTGTGAGGAATAACGTTGAAATATTACAGAGTGCCCGGCAGGTGATTGAGCAGGCCATCCGTGAGGAATTGCGTGCCCAGGGCCATTATTTAACCGGCAGCCTGGAACGTAGTTTGACGGCAGACTTCACCCTGGGCAATACTACCATCATGCAAGGGGAAGCGCTTTTTTATGGCCAGATTCTGAATGATGGTGTTTCGCCGGCCAGAATACCATTTTCCGGATCCACCGGGAACGGTGGCACCAGTGCGTACATAGAAGGCCTGAAACGGTATTTCATGCTCAAAGGGCTTTCTGATCAGGAAGCGCTTCGTGCCGCCTTCGCTACTGCTCACGTACACAAGCGGGAAGGTATGCCTTCCCAGGGTAGCAGCCAGTACAGCAGTAACGGAAGGCGCCTGAAGGCCATTGAAACAGCCTGGAACGATAGCAGCAGACGGGTGGACCGGGTGCTGGATAATGCTTATCAGCGGGAGATCGATAAAACTTTTATGCAAACCAAAAGCGAGACTATCTAATGGCAGTTACCAATGTACTAGGCCCGGAGCCTAATGAGATAAAAAGCGCCTACCGACCCATCATTTTTGATGTGACGGTACCAGGTGCTCCTAAGGTTGTTTATTGTGACCTTTACTTTAATGGCCGGTATTATAAGACCCTGAGCAAAACGCAATACCATTCCAGAAACAGTTCCGGCAGTTACAGCTATTGGAAGTTTGATATTGCAGATGCCTGCCAGGAGTTTCTGCAGAAAGTACTGGCCCCAATTGATAGCACCCTGGTGCAAAATGCTGATAAGGCGTTCATTGGTGTTTATTGTCGTTTCAGAGATAGCCAGCTGGATGCAGATGGTTTAATCATTCCGGAGGGACCGGTACCGGTGCAGGGCACAATGGAATCAGAACCAGTACCAGGTGGTGGGCAGCAGAGTACTGATTTTTTTGTTCTTAATGTGGCATTGAAACACCATCACGAGCCATCCCTTGCCAATCATTTGAGCCGGTACATGGCCAGCCCATTTGATGAAAACTGTTATCCATTAAGCCGGAGGCCCAGGCGCTACCATATTTCACTGGGGAGTAGTGATTTTTACCCGGTGATTGATACTGCATTCCAGCGGTGCAGCCCTAACCTTCGGCTGAATTATAAGTATTTCGGGCAATCATCATTTAGCCAGGCTTCCAGTATAGCCAGTTATGGGGTAATTGTTTCTACTATCACCAGCTTATCCGTGGTACAAATTGGTGATTTAATCAGTTTGAACTGGCAATATACCGGCAACCCCAGCAGCTTTAACGTGCAGGTTGATGCTGGTATAGTTCAGAATACACCAGTGCCCAGCATTGAACTGGCCGGGCTATCAGTTGGCAGCCATACAGTAGCCATCCGGCCCATATCCGGGTGTGCTCAGGGTACTCAGTTCAGTACCAATATTACGGTGGATGAAGCTGCTGAACTGTGTAACCTGGAAGTTTATACAGTATTAATCACTCAAACCGGTGCAGATACGATACAGGTGGGCGCTTTTATGAATGCGACTGCACCCAGTTATGCATACAGTTTAGATGGAGGTCCCAATGTGCCAGTGGCAGCATTGCCGTTCACCGTTTCAGGCATCACACCTGGGGGCCATACCTTGAAATTGACACCGGTTTGTGATGATGATCGGCTGGGTGTACCAGCTACTGCCAGCTTCACGCAAACCCCTTCACCATCCATCACGCAAACCAGCAACACCACAACCGGAGTAGGTGGTACCCGTACACAGGTTTTTCTGATCGGGCCAAACGTCAATCCTGGAAACCGTTACACGGTCGGAGTGTACAGCTATGTGATTACCGTGGTGGCAGTTGCAGGTGATACGCCGAGTAGCATAGCTACCAAACTGCGTGATGCCGTGAATGGGACGACTACAGCGCAATGGAACTCATTTGGTGTGGCACCAGCACCAGGTACAGCAGGCTATCCACCCAATGCAACCGCCAGCGGTGCGTACCTGACATTAAAACTCAATCACGTAAACTCATTTTCTGCATCTGCATTTATATCTTAATCATGGCAGTATTAAACTACATACCAAACGGTCCGGCCAATCTGCAAAGCATTTTCCCAGGCATTGAATTCGCTGAACTTGCTGAGTATTTTATTGAGTTGATGGCTGAGGATGGCACCACTATGGTAGCCAGGAGTACGGTGAATGTTTTGCATAAGCGGTGTTCAGATACGGTGCGGATCCACTTTGTTAATGGTTGTGGCACAATGGATGCCATTGACTTTGATATACAGCAGCTGCAGCACCAGGTAAAGAGTGAAGAATTTCAAACCCCAGGCACCGATCCGCATGATTATAGCCGTCACGGCATTCAGCGCTTTAATATCAAGGCCAATGATGTATATGAAGCCGTGAACATTCTGTATGGTGAAGAACAACAGGAATGGCTGGATGAACTCTTTGACAGCCCAATGGCCTGGATAGAACAAAGCAACCCCTTCACGAATGAGCGCTTTTATCTGCCTATTCTCATACTGGACAATGAGCGCCAGAAAATCAAGCCCAATGGCCGGTACCTGTATGAAATCAGAATACAGTTTAAACTATCCAATGAAGTAACCACAATCCGGAACTAATGAGCCAAAAAAGCAAATATGTTCGCGTAACCATAGACGGCCAGGAGATTGACATTGAGCAGACGGATGATCTGCCAATTGCAATCAGTTACCAGGTGGAGGACGTTAAGAACTTTCAGGAAAAAAGAAGCGCCAGCAGCCTGGATATCACCGTGCCTGCAACCACTCTTAACAGCAGATTAAGCAATGGGCTGCACAATCCGGACGTGCTGGACATGACGGAGGATAAGCGCTATTCAAAGCCTGTTCCTGCAGTAATTGAAGCCGGCGGGTATGAATTGCTGGTGGGCAAAGCATTCCGGAAGCGTGCCCGGCACCGCCGTAACCCCATAAGCTATGACTTTGACCTGTATGGTGATAATGCGGATTGGATTATTTCTTTGCGGGAAACAACCCTGTTTGATGCACTGCAGCACGTCAATTTTTTGTTTACTAAAGAGGGCATCATTGACAGCTGGGCATTTGATGGCCGTGACCCGCAATTGCCGTATGTTTTTGCTCCTTTCCGGCATAGCCAAACAATGGATGAAGGGTATAGCAATTATGTGATGGACCCACCGCCAAAAGTATTGGATTGGAGTATGTCACCGCACTACATGCGGCCATCCCTTTCCATTTATTGGATACTTTACTGGGGCTTTAAGCTGGCAGGGTACAGAATTGAAAGCGACTTTTTTGAAACAGATTATTTCCGGCGTGCCGTCACGCCGTGGGTGTATGGTAGTTTTCTGTACAGTGATGGCACCCGGCTGGATAACCTGGACTTTCTGGCGAAAGCAAACCAGGCCGTGGCATTTGAGGATGATTTTGCAGAGCAATACATTGACTGTGAGGTAAGCAATGACAGCACAAATGGCGCCTTTGATAATAATGGTTCCTATGAGTATGATGCAGCTAACCTCGCTATGAAGTGGACCTATTTGCCAGCGTATGATTATGGCAACCTGGATGCAACCTTTCATTTTCAGGCCGTGGTAGATACGACCGTGGCAGCGAATAGCCGGAGTGAATTGCATGTTCACTGGTTTAAAAACGGGGTTCAGTTTCGTGATACTGAACTGGTTAATCTAAATGCGCCTGTTATTGGGCGCCGTGATCAGGCCGGTACGGTCGAAGATTTCGCCAGCATAGCAGTGGTCCCGGGTGATGTTATCACCGCAAAGGTTCAGCTGTATATGTTTGCCAGCAGCCTGGGAAGGGCAAACTTTTCAATTGAAGTGGTGGCATTTGAACTGGATTATTTTCGCATACCCCTGGGTGGTACCATTGACTTTAAAAACTACAATGGCCTGAAGAAACACAAGTTTCTGGACCTATTGCGTGGTGTGACGGATGCTTTCAATTTAGAGTTTGGTACAGACAGCATATCAAAAACCGTTCGCATAGAGCCTGCACATGCGTACAGTTTAACCGGCAATCTGCCAGACCGGACGGGCTACTGGAATGGTCAGACCGTGGACTGGACAGATAAGCAGGATTTAAGTAAGGACAGCGTGATTGAGTACCTGGATGAAGGAGAAAGAGAGCTCATTTTTTGCTTCAAAGAAGATAACCAGGACGGCCTGATAAAAATGGTGCAGGACCGGTATAGTTTACGCCTGGCCAGTTCAAAGTACGTGCTTCCAGAAAGATACCAGGCTGGTAAAAAAGAGTATTCAAACCGGTTTTTTAGTCCGACTATGCACTATCTGGTGCGCCAGTGGGAGCCAGCCGGTGAACCACCCTACATGGTGGCCATTGTTCCGGAAAACCGTTCAGATACCAGTGGCCGTGAAGCGGATAACACCATACAGCCAAAATTGTGCTGGTATAAAGGCACTCAGCCCTATGGATGGGTATTTGATCAGGAAAAGCGTACCGACTTCCCTATGATGTTTGCCGTCAATTACAACCTGGGCGGCGAGAATGATCCGGTATTTAGTTACTGTGATGAAGCCATACCTAATGACACCGGCGGCTTCAATGTCGGCCGTGGGCTGCTGAAACGTTTTTTCTGGCAGCGCCTGGCCAATATGAGAAAGGGTATGATTTATAACACTCCCCTAAAATTGAACAATTTTGACGTCTGCAACCAGCGGCACCGGGAGTATAAACTACTGGGTGGCCATAAATGGGAACTGATTGCCATCAATAGCTATAAGCCATTGATGGATCAGTCAACAGACTGCGTGCTGCGTAAAGTAGAACCGTTGAGCATAGAGGACAAGGAAGCAACCTTCCCGAGTGATACCAGCGTGCTGGCAGATACATTGACCAGCAATTCCTTTGACCAAAAATACAAGCCTCTTATTTGTTTAACCACTGATATACCTGCGTAATGGCACAATCACAACTGACAAAAATTTATGAACTGCGTTCCATTGGCTATGAAGAACTGCAGGGCCAGTTAACCAATATCAATACGGCATTTTCCGAGATCCGGAAAAATAAAGAGGCCCTGAATAAAATGGCCGGCAAAGGTAGCCGTACCAGTGAGGAACTGGAAAAGGAGCGCCAGGCTACGGAAAAGCTGCGTGTGGAAGAACAGGAATTGCGTAACCAGCGCTTGAAAATGCAGAATGAGGCCAAAGCATGGGCACTGCTGCAGCAGCAGGAAAAGCAGCGCCTGCAGGAACAAGCCAGGTTCGCAAAAGTAGCTGCAGGCAGTTACAATGAATTGTATTTGCAGTACCGTGAATTGTACAAACTGGTGAAGGCTGCACCAGCTGGTGGCCAGGTGACTTTCCTGGGCAACACCCTGCAGTATGATCAGGCAATTAAAAAGCTGCAGGAGTTGGCAGCAGCAGAGCAAAATTTCCGGCGCCAGTTTCAGCGTGATGGCCTGCTGGTGGGAGAATATACCAGCGGTATCGTGCAGGCTTTCAAGTCAATGGGATTGGATGATCTGATAGGTGGCCAGATTACCAAAGCTAAAGGCCGTTTGACAGACCTGAATACGGAGTTTAACAAGCTGCAGCAGGAACTTTCTGAAACCAAAGTGGCCGGTGATGGTAGCCTGCAGGCTATTGAACGAATGCTCATTGAAAACCGTAAGGAAGCCATTGCACTCACCCAGCAGGTAGGCAAATTAGAAGCAGAATTCAGGGGCACTGGTGATGTGGGTAATCAAATTACGGCCAGCCTGGCAGCAGGCTTCAAAGATGCAAAAAACCAGCTGAGTAATTTCGTGCTGGGGTATGTAGGTTTTCAGGCAGCACTGGGCGGGGTACAGCGTGCCATTGACCTAAACGCTGAGTTATCTGATAAGTTTGTGGACCTGCAGCGGATTCTGGGTATTACGGAGGAAGCGACCGCCAAAGTGGTGAACAGCTTAAAGCAGATTGATTCCCGTACCTCATTGCAAGGCCTCACGGATATTGCCATCATAGCAGCGAAGGCCGGCGTGGCAGCGGAGGATATTGACGGCGTTACTGCTGCTATTGATCAGCTGGTACTGGTGGCCGGTAAGGAACTGGGTGACGTAGAAAAATCAACGGAGAGCCTGGTAAAACTGGTGAACATCTTTTCGGAAGATGGCAAAGTAACAGGTGATGCCGTTCGTTCAATAGGTAACGGCCTGGTGGAACTGGCCAATGCTGGCGTGGCATCCGGTGGATTCCTGATTGATTTCTCCCAGCGTTTAGCCGGTGTGGCCGGGACGGCAAACATTAGCCTGGATTCTGTGCTGGGGCTGGCTGCAGGCTTTGAAGAACTGGGCCAATCCAGTGAAGTTTCCAGCGGCGCCGTGGTACAGGTATTAAGTAAGATCGGCCAGGACGTTCCAAAGTATGCAAAGCTGGCCGGTAAGTCCGTGGAGGAATTCACGCAAACTTTGCGAACTGCACCCCAGGAAGCGCTTTTGCAGCTGGCTGAAAACCTGGGTGGTAATGGTGGCGCCTTTGATGAACTGAGTAAAAACTTTGCAGATGCTGAGGCCCGTGGCATCCGGGTAATTCAGACCCTGGGCGTATTGGGCGCTAATGCAGATACTTTCCGGGCAAAGATCAAACTGGCAGGCGGTGCCCTGGCTGATACTAATGCGATCGTTGACGGCGCCAACCAGAAACAGCAGACGTTTGGAGCAACCGTGGATAAGATCAGGAAACAGTTTGAACTGCTGGGCAATAACAAAGCCGTGCAGGCGCTGATGCTGGCCGTAGCTGGTGCCATATCCTTGCTGATTGCCAACCTGCCTACATTGCTGGTATTATTGGGGGCACTCGCCGTGAATTGGGCCATCCAAAATGCAAACCTGCTTTTACTCAATGCTTCCATGATCGGGTATAACCTGCTCATTGCCCGTAACTACGTGCTGATGGGTTTGCTTACTCCTTTACTGGTAGCCCAAAAAATTGCATTGTTTCTGCTGAATGGAGCCTATACACTGGTGACGGCTGCAGCCAGTCGTTTCAATATTGTTATCGGTCGGACACCACTGGGGCTAATCTTAACCGGTATCACCTTGCTCACTGCTGCTACGGTGGCCTATGGTAACTCATTAAATGCAGCCAGCAACCGGTTGAGAGAGCAAAACAGGCAGGCCCGGATAATGAATGAACTGCAGAATGAAGCCAGAAAATCCGTCACAGAAACCATCGCAAAGGAGCAAACCTACCTGAGTATCATCCGGGACAATACCCTGGCACTGGGTACCCGTCAAAGGGCGTTGAATGAATTAATTGCACTCAACCCAGAATATCTGAAAGGCCTCACTCTGGAAAACATTGAAATGGATAAGGGCCGCAAAATTTTGGAACAGTACAATCAGGCACTGTACAATAAAGCACTTGCAGAAGCTGCTGCAGCTAGATCATCCCGGGAGTTTCAAAAGCTGGTAAGCCTGCAGACACTTCAACAGGACGTCCAATTTGCTTTGAAAACCGGTAAAGGGTTGGACCTTTCTGATATTGATACCGGCATACTGGACCAGCTGGCAGAAACCACTGACACCCCATTCCTTAACAGCTTATTCCTGGCAGCGGCCAAAGGTATAGGTGCCAGCCTTGACAATGTGAGCCAGCTGCGTGACCTGGATAAAATACTGCAAGCAAACATTAATGAGCAGCAGCAGATCGTAAATGATGTGGAGAAAAATAAACTGCTCATTGACAAAGCGCTGGGTAAGCCTACGACTGATAAAAAAACCGGTGGCGGTAGAGTGGTGACGGATGAAGAAAAGAAAAAAGGCAGGCGCCGGGCTGATCGGCTGGACGTTGATATACAAAACCAGTTTAAGGACATTGATGCTTTGCGGGATGAAGCCCTGGCCAAAGAAAGGCAGCGCCGGCTGAAGGATGAAATTGACGAGGAAACCTACCTGCGAAATATTCTGGTGATCAACCAGCAGGCGATCGATAAAAAGCTGGCCCTGCTGAAAGCCCGGAACAGTGAGGAACGTAAGCAGTATGCAGAGTTGAGCCTTAACCGCATTGAGCAGGAGCAGGAAACCAATGAGGCTATCTTCAAACTGCGTGAGCGTGCTGCCAGGCAGCTGCTGGATGCAGAAACCTCCCAGGCAGAAACAACTGCGACAGTTAGCCTGCAGGATCCAAACCTCAGCAGTCAAGACCGTGCAGGCATTGAGGTAGCCAAAACGGAAGCTATACTGGCAGCCCAGGTAAAATTCAATGAAACTATTGACCAGCTGGAAAAAGAATTCACGCAGATAAGCCGGGAAAATGCTGAGAAACGCAAAGCGACAATTCTTGCCATTGAAGCTGAACTACGTGCCGATCGAATTGCACTGGCTACCAGCCAGCTGCAGGATATTGACCGGGCTGAAAAGCGCCAGTTAACAGAGTATGAGATTTATTTCAGCAAGCTACGCCAGGCCATTCTGGAAAATGAGGAATTGACGGAGGAACAGCGGAAGTTTAAGCTGGATGAAGTCAACCGTACGGAAACCCGTACCATACTTTCCGCTGAGTTGGCAAAACTGAACATTGAAGTTGCCAAAAAGAAACAACTGCTGCAGGAAGGTTTAATCAGTCAGGATGAATACCTGGATGCTGTCAAGCGCCAGCAGCAAAAAGCGGAGGAATTGGCTGAAGATTATACCCTCCCAGATGCACAGCGTCCGGAAATTAACGGTGTCCAGGGTGCCCTGCAGATTGGGGTAAGAAAATTGTCCGGGTTTAAAGCTGGAAGCAATGAGGACAAAATGCTGGCAGATGCCATCACAGCGTCATACAACCTGGCTACTGATGCAATGAACGGTTATTTTGATGCAGAGCGTGCACGGATAGAGGACAGTTTGCGCTTGGCCATTGAACGGCTGGATATTGAGCAGGAACAGGTAATGAACCTAGCCAGCAGTAAAGCTGAACAGGAAGCTATTGAAAAGCAGTATGCAGCTAAGAAGCGGAAGCTGGAACAGGAAGCCTTTGAGAAAACAAAGGAAACCAAACGGAAGGAGGCAAAGATTGCTTTCCTGATGGAATTGGCCAATATTTGGTCCAGTGTGTGGTCCATTGGTAACCCTATTGTCGCTGCCATCATGGGCGCCGTGCTTTCAGGCCTGGCCATTGCCCGGTATGCCAATACGGTAAGCCAGATCAACCAACAAAAATTTGAGTTCGGTGGTAAGCCCGGCGAGGTGCCTACTCAGGGCGGTAAATTCGGCGGCCAGCCTCATAGCAAGGGTGGCACCCCTTTCACCTTCAAAGGCCAGTCTTACGAGGCCGAGGTAGATGAATTAGCGGTTATCCGTACCCGTAATGCACCCAAAAACCGGACGTATAATATCAGCGGCACTCAGAGCCAGATAGCCAGCAAATTAAATGAACTGGGTGGTGGCGTGGCATTTGACCGTGGCGCCAGGCTGAACAAATTTGAATACGGTGGCCAGGTAGGAGAGCGCCTGCAGGCGCCGGTATTTGTACCCTCAGCCGTGGCACTAAGTGATGCAGCTGGCAATCAGACAGCTGAGATACTGGACACCATGCGTGAGCAGGCAATGGCTATTCAAGCGGTATCTAACCAGGTTCGCACCCTGCAGGTAGTGCAGCGCACTTCCACCGTAACGGAAGCCCAGGACAAAGAGGTTAAGCAAATTAAAACAGGCACTTTATGAGTGATCAGAAAATGACCATACTGGACCGCCAGCTGCAGGAAATTGCCATGAGCAACTGGGCGCAATTTGTTGCCATCATTGGACAGGATGCTGTTAAAAGTGCGAAGGTGTGCCTGCTCAGGCAGAAACAAGCCAGCTATGCACAGATAAGTATCAAACTGGGAGTGACGGAAAATCAAGCCCGGTATGCCTGCCAAAAATGCGAGGAAAAGGGGGTGTGAATTTTTTGCACCCTTTGAATTAAAATAATTAAAAAAGTATTAATTCAATACTACATTTGAATTGTCAACTATGAAAAAGACACTACAAGTTTTCAATTTTGCAGTACGGAACCAGGCTGATGATACCCTGGAAGTTCACATTGACGGCGATATTGTGGACGCCAGTACCCAGGAAATTCTGCGGAACTGGTACGGTGACGAAACCAGCGTTTCATTCAAATCCTTACGGGACCAGCTGCTGGCCAGCAATGCCAAAACCATCAACATCTATGTGAATAGTCCTGGTGGTCATGTGGGTGATGCAATGGCTATCCATGACCTGCTTAAAGATTTGCAGGCCAAAGGAAAAACTGTAAATACGGAAGGCCGTGGCATTATTGCGAGTGCTGCGACCTACATACTTATGGCTGGCAACAATCCAACCATGAGCGCTAACAGCTGGTTCATGATCCACAATGTTAGCGGGGGAATTTACGGAGATGTGAACACCATTGAAAACTATTCCAAGACCCTGAGGAAATTCAATGATGCAGTCCGTGACTTCTACGCATCGGCTACTGGTATGCGTAAGGAGGATATCACAAAGTACATGGATAACGAAACATGGTTCACTGCTAATGAGGCAAAGGAAAAGGGCTTCATTAAAAACGTCACCAGTGATGCTGTGTTCAATTCTGTTATCAAGCCAGAAAGCTGGCAGTTTTCCAATACCGCCGTCCTCAATGCCTACAATAAAGCCGTACAGGCGCCTATTCCGGAGGACGAAAACACCAATTCTTTAATTAAAAATCAGTTTTCTGAAATGAAAAAGTTTTTTGAGCAGATGCTTAATGCCATTAAAGGCATCCAGCCTGCAAACACTACCGAAGGTGGTGCCCCTGTTAATCTGGCTGAGCAAATTGCCAACACTATGCAACCTCATTTTGAGAGCCTGGCCACTGAAATTGAAACCCAAATCAGCAACCAGGTGAGCCAGCAGCGTGAGCAACTGGCTAAGGACGTTACCACTGCAGTAACTGATTCATTTAAGGAAACCATCACCAACCTGCAGACTGCAAATGAGGACTTAAAAAAAGAACTCACTACGCTGAAGGGTGGTAAAACCCAAAGTGAAAACAAGGATGATAACACCAAAGCAATTGGTGGATTCCGTAAGGCTTAATTCATCCGTAATCCGTAACCCGAATTTTTAATCTGTAAATTTTTTTCCAAATGGGAGCTCAAGCAATAGACAACAGCAACATGCTCAATTACCGGAACTCAGCGGATCTGGTTGGCTTTGTGCCAGCAGTTGGATTCGTGTATGATTCCGAGGCCGAAACAGTTGTATTTACTGATGGAAGTACGATTCCTGCAGGTGATACGCTGGAAAAGGTTCACGTGCGTGTCACTGACAATTTTGGCAATGAACTGCGTGATACCATCACCGTTACTGGTGCCCCTGGTGCGCAAACAGTAGATGTTTCCAGCCTGGACGCATCTGAGGGATTGAACGTTATGGCCACTGTTATTACAACCAATAACATCGTGGCAGATGGTTCAGCTTTCAAGATTGGTGCATCTGGTAATATCAGTCGCTGGGACAGTCAAAAAAATGCGTAACCAGCAAAGAAATCCAATTCTTAACTCTTTTTAATCAATATCCATGTTTCAAACATTTGCAATTGACAGCCTGGCGTTTCATGAGAGTATCATTGCGCCTGCCTTCGCTGATATTATTCCTCAGGGCTTCCCTTATAACGGCACCCTGAATGAATTCACGTTGATGGATAACGTTGTTTCCAAACGACCTATCATCGACATTCGCCGGACCGCCAACATTTTGCAGCGCCGTGACGCCAGCTGTGATATCAACTACAAGAAAGTAGTGGGTGCCAGCACCAGGCAGATCAGTGTTGATGAAGTGTATGGTGCAACCCAGTTTTGCCGTAACGAGTTTTATAAAGGTGCCCTGAAAGATTGGCGCAATAATGACCCGTTATTCGGCAATAAAATCCTGCCATATTTCCAGCAGGCGATCAGTTTAGACGTAGCTAGTAACAGCTATTTCGGTGACGTTGATCGTGTGGCGCCGGTGAATGCACAGTGGTCCACTAACATCTTTGATGGTGTGTTTAAGTGGATTAAGCGGTACATCACTGCAAACGTGATTCCTGCATCTCAAACTGTAGCTATTGCGGACGGTACGGACTATGCAGCTGCTGGTGGACCGGCTGCAGCATACGGGCTGATTAAATCTTTGCATGACAAACAAAACCAGCTGATGTACAGCTTTGCTGACAATCAGAAGGCTTTCTATGTGAGCAAAGAGATTGCCAGCGCCTATGAAGATTATCTGATTTCTGTGGGGCTGGAAACATCTGGCTATACCCTGCTGGAAAACGGTATCAAAACCCTGGCCTATAAGGGTATTCCGATCATGCCTGAGCCTATCTGGACGCCCATCATCAGTGAGATCAAAGGATCTGCTGGTTATGCAGCCATTCTCACCCTGCGTGGAAACTTTGTTTTCGCTACGGATGCAGAATATGGTGAAGGCGAGGACGGCAAAACCGCACTGGAAGTGTGGTATGATCAGAAGGATATGCAGTGGTATTTCCGCATGTTCCTCAAAGCGGGTACCCAGATTGCCCTGCCTGAGCATATTGTAGTGGCATTAAGTTCCTGGACCTAACAGTCCAGGGGCTTTCCCATAAATCAAGAAATCCAATTTTCTAAAATTAAAGATCATTCAAAATGACTTGCGTTCAATTACAAAGCTATAACCGGGCCTGTGGTGGTGTTACAGGCGGTATTTCTGATATACTGATTTTTGACCCGGCAGATTTTGATTTTACCCAGGCTGCAGACGTAGCAGGAGTAAAACAACCCTATACAGTCGTTGCCCGTGCTACTGGCGTTGACCCTGCAGCGGTTTTTTACCGTGTCAACTTCCAGGAAAAAGAAGCGGAGCGCCTGTGGGCTCATACAGTAACCGGCTGTTCGGTAAAATACGAGCATACCGTTAACGCTCAGCTGCCTCAACTGAGCCAGGGGCTGACCACCTTCCTGCAGTCCCTGGATTCAGCCGGTTGTTGCTGTGGACTGGGGCTGATTATTCGTCACAATGATGGAAAAATCTTTGTGATGGGTGAAAAGATTGTGAACAGCGAGAGCATTCCAAAATTCAGTGTGAAGATGGAAGGTTCAGACGGTACGTCCGGTAAACTCTTTGATGATTTCAACGGTGCCAACGTTGTTATCAAAGGTGAGTATTCCCGTGACCTGTTTGAATATACCGGTACCTGGGCCAGTTTGGAGGCATTGATGGTAGCTGGTGCATAATCTTTATCATCATGGTAAAAGTAAAAGATCAATACCTGGCCACTGTTATCGCATTCGGTAAGAGTGGCCAGGCTTTAAGCAAACGGTCCCAGGATGAACTGCAGGACCTGGCCATAATGGCATTAAGAAGCAATAACCCCTCATTGCTTCGCCTGTTTGAAGAACCACTGCCATCATTGGAAGAATTGCTGAAAAGCAAGATGGCAAAAACACTCCCAAAAATTCAGGCTGTACCCAGTGATGAAGCTGCAAATATCACTAGTCTGGATGGGGGTAATGATAACGCTTTAAAGATTGAAACCGATGACAGCAATGAAAACAAACCTGCAAAAGAAGCGGCCAGCAGTGCAGCAAAAGAAAACAACAAAGCCGGTTTCAAACAGCGTTCAAATCGACGCCAATAATCCTATCCCCTGGGATATTGGTGGGCATTCATTTTCATTTATTAATCAAGCGAAATACCTGCCTTTCCTGGGCAGGGATGATGATTTTGGGAGTATCTTACTGGAAGCCCGGCTACTCAGCACAACTCAGGGCGCCTGTATTAAAACAAAGCGTGATTATTGCGCCGGCACCGGCATGGTTGATATGGAGGGCGGGGAACTCCCGCCTGCATTTCTGGAAATGCTTAAAGGCATGAACCTGAAAAATGAGGATTGCGTTGAAGTAAACAAACAGATTTTTGAAAGTTTCTTCACCTATGGGAATGCGCCTATTGAAATAGTACGTATGACTGTAGCTGGTGCAAAAAAACTGTTTGTGTATGTTCACAATTTTTTGGAGTGGCGCTTGATGGAGCCGGATGAAAACGGCATTGTAAGAAAGGCCATTCATTCAAAGCTATTTTTGCGCCAGGGGCACAACCTAACTAAGGAGCAAATTGAGAAAGCCAAACAGCTGCCATTGTACAACCCGATGATGGCAGAATCAGAAAACTGGCTCAAAGATGATAAAGGGGTTGAACGTACCATGATCTGGTATAAAAATTCAATGGCTGGGTATGACCATTATGGCATGTCTTCCAGCGTTTCTTCACTTATTTACCAGGTACTGGAATACAAAGGTGCCCGATATAACCTGGATAATTTTGAAAACAATATGGTGATCGGCGGTATGCTGGCATTAAAGGGCAACCTGGGCCAGACGGAAGCGAACCGTATTGGACGAGATGTGATTAAAACGCATACCGGTGACGGTAAGCGTGGTCGTATTATTGTGGTAGCCAGTGAGGAAGGTATTGATGGAAGTGACTGGCACTCCTTTGATACAACAAAGGACGGCAGTTACCTGGAAAGTGACGATCGCTGGTCCCAAAAAATCATTCTGGCCAATGAATGGGATGCTGTACTGGCCGGCATGGTAAGCAATAGCAGCCTGGGAAAAGGCAGCGGATTCCTAAGCAAAATCTTTGAGGTTAAGCAGCTGAATGTAATCGGTCCAGCGCAAACCCATCTGATCAATAATGTTTGGAAGCACATTCTAAAAATTGCCGGTGAGTGGTTAAGCTTCAAAACAGATGGCATATCACTGGCCATCAAAGGAACGGCTATGATTAACAGTTTACATGAGGTTGATATTGCAACCGTGGCAACTGTTAATGAAGTGCGGGAAGCCAATGGGTTGCCAGCTGATGATTCAGAGAAAGGTAAGAAGTATCTGCACGAATTAAAGGCGGTGAAGCCTGAAAATACAAAGGAGGTAGGTGATGCATAAAATAAACAACCTTCAGCGGCCTGTATTAATTACTACGGATGAAGTGATCTTCCATGCACACAAAGGTCATACCCTGGATCCGGAAATGATTTCCAATGCCATCATTATCGCGGAAGAAAGATTCGGCAGGCAAGCCCTGGGCTATGATTTTTATGAGCACCTGGTTAATCAAAAAAACACGGTAGTGACCGCGGATAACCTGGCTGATCTGCAGGCAAAAGTTAATGCAGACAAATACCCAGGCGCCAATGATGTGACACTGGAAGCCGGTATGATCGTAAATGCAGCAGAGTTTCTCAATACTGCCAATCAAAAACTTTGGAAACAACTGCTATGGAAATTCATTGCAGAGTGTGTGATGCTGCTGGCGCTTCCGGAGGGCTTTGTACAATTTACCAGCGAGGGAGCTGTACATAAGCAAGCTCAGGGTGGAGCCATGACACCAGCAGGCACCAGTGTAACCCCTGGCCTGGGTTCCATGAAGTGGGCAATGGATAAAAAACTGATGGACCGGATTGACCCATTGCAGGAGTCACTGCACGTTTGGCTGTGTAAAAATTATGCAGACTATCCGCTGTATAAAAAACCGTGTGATTGTTCTGCTGATGGTACCCCATATAAACGCAAAACCAATCTTGTCATGGGTATCTATGACGAAGATGAAAACTGTGGATGCTATGATTAAATGGTTATTCCGGGTTATGGTCGGCTGGGGCCGTAAACTGAAGTACATCGATACCATCCCGGCACTGGACGCACTTTCTGAATTGCGGTTAAAAACCTGTTCGAAGTGTGGCCATTCTGGCACCAGTAAAATACTGGAATTGACAGACAGCGGCGGCAAGTATGAGGACGTTATCAGCTGCAAAATTTGTCATTGCCCGTGCCGTCAAAAAACATTGGTAACGGAAGAAAAATGTCCGATTGGACGCTGGTAAGCTATGAGTGGTTATTATGATAATGGATATTGTAATTGCGACTACGTTGACACTACCGTCAAAGTAAAAGGCGGCATGTACAGCCATTATAAAAACCATTGCATTTGCCCTACCAGTGAAATCTATCTGCCATTAAAAGACCTGGATGGGAATGACGTACCAGGTTATCCGGTTAATGTGTACAATGTAAATGAGGAATTGATTGGTACAGCCATCAACAAAGCGCAGTTTATAACAGTATGGAATAGTGATGCAGACAATCAATTGGTGGGAACGTTGGAAAATTTAATCGGACCAATGAGTTTCAAGTTATTGCTGAACCGTGGCCAGACGGCACCGCCTTATGTGATAGGGGATTATACAGGTACTATGCCTGATGTGAGCATTTATTCAAATCAATATTCAACTGTTTATTTCTAATGGCAACACTTGTCCAACTAAAAGAAAATATTGATACGGTCATTCGGCAGAAAACAACGCCGAACTCCATAACCCCAGGTATGGATGCTGATCTGCGTGATCAATCGGTCAATGAAATAGGTTTGAGGGGAATACTGGAAGTTGCTACCGTGGCAGGGCTGGCGGATTATAACAACCTGCATACTAATAAAATTCTGGTCCCTGGCTATGGGGTTTTTGTGTATGCCAATAGCGGGGTAGTAGATAATATTTCAATATTTCCGGCCAGTGGTTCAGGGGTATGGACCTTAAATCAATTCAAACCGCTAAAAGAAACGATTTCAGCCACTGGCGTCACCAGTGTTACGGTTGCCTGGACGGATGCCAGAAAGGCAAAATTTGGCCTATTCCCATGCTTTCAGGTGTATCTGGAAGAAAGCGGCACCGGATGGAGGAAAATTATTGATGAATGGCTGGTGGATGATCTTGATAACCCCACTGAGTTTACAATTGAATTCGGTGGATCTGTTAATGTAAAAATTCTGATTCTATGATAAAGCTGAGGTTTTTGATGGTCATTTTTATTTTACTGGGTGCATTATGTGCAGCTGCTCAAACTACTCCATACCAGAGGATTAAAACCCCATATGAGTATGAATATTTGAAAGGCAGCAAGAAGGTGTTTGTGCCAGATACAACTGAGGCGCTGGCATGTAATGATACCAATCGAATTGCAGTAGTTGGTCAGAGTGTAGTTATATCATACCGTGATATTGTTTCTGGCTGTGCTAAGTGGTTCACATTGGGTGATGTTAGTTCATATTTTTCCTCATTCATACGTAGCCAGTATTTGAGCAAAGAGAATAAATCATTTTGGGCGCATCGTGGCAGGCTTGACACCATGTACATGGATGGTACTATTTATACAACCCCTTCGCAAGTAACAGATGCAGGCTTCACAAAGCAGCGGTTTTTTATGCTGGGGTATGGAATTAACCCATTTTGGTTAATTCAGCAGGATAGTATCTGGACAGGTAGCGCCTGGCAAGAATCATTCAGTTATGGTGGCGGGTACCGTGCGCTGTATCGGAATAGAGGCATACACTCCAATGGCTGGGGATACCAGGCTGGCAATGGTAACACGGGCCAGTACAGCAACGGGTTCGGCTATAATTCACTATTTGGCAACACTGGCCAGTACGGAACTGGCTATGGATCATTTTCATTGTATCAAAACACTGCAGCCTATGCAGTCGGTATTGGTGGGCTGGCATTGTATCAAAATACTGGCGCAAATCCTACCGGCGTAGGGTATAATGTGTTAAGAGGAAACGTTGGAAGCGGACCAACAGGGATGGGCGTCAATACGCTCAACGGCAATCGCGGCAATAGTCCTACAGCTATGGGGGTGCAATCACTTCAATCAAACGTAGGAGATAGTTCGACAGCATACGGTTCAGGAAGCGGCTATTTTAACAACTGGAAGAAACGAACCTCAATAGGTACTGGTGCTGGATTTTCTTTTGTTGAAGATCCTGCAACAGTAAAATCATTTGCCAGCGCAAACATCAATACAGGAACACAGCGGGTTACAATTACAGGGCATGGTTATGGAACTACCGGATACATAAATCTAAGATTTAAGGTAGTAAGCGGTACGCCTCCAACAAATATAGTGAATGATGGGCTTTACCAATTTCAGATAATTGACGCCAATACCCTGCAGTTTTCTGGCTTCACTACTGCTGGTTCAGGAAATTTTACATTGACAAGGGACCTGGATCGCACAAATTCTATTGAGATAGGTGCAAATGCTCAGGCCACAAAACCCGACCAGGTGATGATTGGAGACCATCTTGTTAAGGAAGTTTATACGGCTGGGAAGATCAGGGCCAATGCCAGTGATTACAGTACAGGCGGTTATAAAGTTTTGGTCCACAATAGCACGACAAAGGAGTTTGAAACCATTTCATCTGATAGTATTGGCGGTGGTTCAGTAAGCACTCCTACTGTAAAAATTTTACTCCCATCTAACCTGTATGCAGTGCAGGGGGTTGAATCCAATATTTATTTTGACAATGTGATTTATTCTGAGGTCGGAATACAAAACCTAGAAATTGATGTTACCTGCACAAAAGGGAAACATTATGAGCGTTTCTGGCGATACACACCATTGTCAACTGACAGCGGCACTGTCACTTTTCAGCTTGATGTTTATTATCAGGGGAACCTTGCTGCTACCAAAACAGTGAATTTGAATACCACCACGACAGCAGCAGGATCCGGGAATAGAAATTATATTGTTTTTGGGGACAGCCAAATTGATGGCGGTGTCATGGTTGATAGCATTGAAATAAATTATGCAGCTAACCCTTTGAATATAGTTTCTCAGGGCTATTATACCTCAGCCAATGGCAATAAGCACAATGGAAGGGGGGGGCATAGGTACCGTGATTTTGCAACTTATGGCCGTGCTTTTTATGATTTCACCGTGACTGGCGTAACAACACCGCCCAGTATTGATGCCGTTTATTCAGATGGAACCCGGACTTATAAAATTTACAAAGTCGCTGTATCAGGTACTGGTGTAATTCAAGGTGAAAAGGGTGGCACCGGTGAACCTCCTGCATCTGGCACCCTTACCAGGGTATCCGGCACCGGTGATGCTTCAATTTCATTCACTTCAAATACAATTGTATCCGGCAATCCAATGTGGAACGCTACTACTGGCACGGTTGAGTTTTCAAAATACTTGACAGACAATTCAATTACATACAACGCTGGCGACTGGGTGTTCTTCCACCTGGGGACCAATGATATTTTTGGATTGACAGTCAACGCTAGGGTAGTTGATACAGCGGTGGCCGTTAAAAAGTACATTGATACCCTTGTGGCGTCTATTCGCCGTGTCTCACCAGACATAAACATTGGGATAGGCCTGCCTCCAATTGGCAGTGATCAGGATGGCTTCGGTGATGATTATAGTAACAGCCAAAATTACCGTAGGTATAACCGGAACATGAAACTGCTGCATGATTACCTGCTGGCCAATGTTGACGTTTCAGGGTATAGGACTAATAAAGTTTACGTTCTGAGCCCTAACATGAATTATGACGCTGTATATAACAGCTTCAAGGGCACTATGCAGGTCAATGCAAAAAATTCCGCAACTGTACAGTTTTCAACGAATGGAGTTCACCCTGCACCAGCTGGCACTAGTCAGATGGGAGACGTTTATTATGCACTTTTAAAATGGTTCAAGTAATGACTGAACAAAAAACCAACAGCAGCGGCTTTGAAAAGCACTTTCAGACCTTTCTTCTGACTATTATCACGACCGGTGTAATTGCTGCATTCAGCAAACTGAATGAAGTGAATGAGCGCCTGGTAAGGCAGGAGGAAAAGGAAAAAATAAAGACAGAGCAAATTAATGCCATCCAAAATTCTACTATAAAAATGCAGCAGGACATTGACGGCATAAAAGAACGGCTCACTATTATTGAAGCAAGAAATCCAACTCCATGAATCCAATGCAATTAATCAATCAACTGATTGACCCGATCATTATGGCCCTGGTTTTTTTATCCGGCTTTTCGCAGGAAAAATACCTGGTAGGCATATCGTTTTCAAAGGACAAGCGCTGGGACGCCAGTATTAAAACCCTGGGGCTTTCTTTCATTGTGACAACTATTTATATTCTGCTGGTTGTTCGGGAGGGAGGCATTTTCTCGCTGGTTAAATATTTCTTCACCTATTTCATGACTACCAGCATTTATGACATTGCCATCAGGCCAATCCGGAAGTGGATCACCAGGATGCTAAACAAATATTTTCCATCTGACGAAAAGCAAGATCATGAACCTACTAATTAAAATTCAAACCATCCTGATACTGGCGCTGGGTATAGCCCTGTTTGTATCAGTGAAGTCCTGCCAGAAAAATGAAGCCCTCGCAGATGATTATAAAGCCCGGCTGGACTACCAGGACAGCACCGTGAAAGTGATGGAAAACAAAATCAATGTATTGGTAGCTGAGAATAAAACAGCCGTTACCAGCAATGAGAAAACCATCAAAGAATTAAGCCAGCAGGTAAGGCAAATAAAGACTGTGACGGCGCTGGTGCAGGGCCACCAGGTGGTGACACTGCGTGATACTTTGATTGATTTTATTGAGGTATTGGTACCTGCAGACAGCAGTTCATTGATAAGCGTGCCCAGAAACTTCGCAAAGGTGACGCCTCACTATACAATTACCGGCACAATCACAAAGCAGGGGGTGAACCTGGACAGTTTAGTGATGAAGAATACCATGTCATTCCGGATAGGAGAGCGACGAAATAATATTTTCAGGCCCAGTGAGGTAGTGGTGCAGGCTATCAATAGTAATCCGCATTTTCAAACCGTAGGCCTGCAAAGTATAACAGTTACTGCACGGCCCAATGCCTGGAACAGATGGATAAAACCAACCCTGACAGCCATTGGAGGGGCTGCAGCTGGTGGGTACATTTCAAACAAGTTTTTTCAATAACACAATAAATCAAGTTTTATGACAGACTCAATTATTCTGGCACTGTTTGCCATTGCAATCAATGCAGCTGCATTGATATTCGGATTACCGCCTGCATTAAAAGCCATGAAAGCCGGTCAACCGTACAACGAATGGGATGAAGGGAAAGGCCGGTATGTGAAGAAACTTTCTGGAAAGGTTAAGCTGTGGCAAACAGATGCCGGTAAAATCTGGCTGATTGCCCAGGTGCTAACCATTGCGATCGCAATTGGTATTTTTTCCTTCTTAAACTCATACTGATGATGATTCTTAAAATTGAGGTACTGGTAGCCATTCTTTTCTGCATTGAAGCAGTGCTGGAAAAGTATGTGATTGCGCTGAAAAACCCAGCTGCAGAAAAATATCCGTACCTCAACAAAAAAGAACATGCCTGGTCACTGGTGTATGCCGTGGCCCTGGTCATTGCCATCACATTGATATCAGGCTGGTGGTGGGCATTTCCTTCACTGCTGGTAAGCAGGCGCCTGTTTTTTGATTACCCGTTAAAATTGGTACGTCAAAGGCCATTTGATAACATTGAAGGTGACGGCTGGTTTGATAAAACAGCCAGGGCCATTTTCGGAAAACACGGTGGGTATGAGGAAGCCAGTGCAGTATTGATTTTAAAATTTCTGCTCATTGCGGCCCAGCTTTATCTCTAAGGTGAATTATTATAATTACTTTTAAATTGTAAAAATACAATGAGAAACTTTTTTCAACGTGCAATTTTGTTTCTGAAACTGTGGGACTTTATCTGGTCCGTGCCCCTGGCCCTGTTTCTATTTCTGGCTATTGGTGAAGCTGGCTATCTGTTTTTTGGTGATGGCTTCGCCGGTTATGACCCCAGCTACTTACATGCAGCTTTCTATACCAGCTTTATCATGGTATTTATGAATGCAGTGGCATGGCTGGGTATGATGCTGAACTGGCCAGGCATCTTCAAATACTATTCTGGGAAAGTCACCCGTCACAATGTGACGAATCGCTATTTCCGGCTGGATCACTCTGAGTCCGACTTCAATAAGTTACCACCAATACAAAGGATATGCGTACTGTTATTTTGTTACTTTTTTTACTGCTGCCTGTTTGCGCTTTTGTTCAGCCTGCTGCTGTAAAAGTTCAGCAGATATACACCAGCCAGATCGGTGTCCGTGAAGCTACCGGCAAAAATGATGGTAAGCAGGTGGAGGCTTATTTGCGTGCAACCGGATTAGGTAAGGGTTACAGCTGGTGTGCTGCGTTCGTTCGCTGGTGCTTTGATCAGGCCGGCGTGAAAACCAGCATCACGGCATGGTCACCATCTGCACACAACTCCCGCAATGTTGTATATCATAAAAGGCAGTTACTAAAGCAGGTTCAGCCTGCAGATGTTTTCACCTTATGGTACAGTCATTTGAAGCGTGTGGGGCATACCGGCTTTGTTGATCGCATTGAAAACAGTAAAGTGGTGGTCACAGTAGAAGGTAACACCAACCAGGCAGGATCCCGGGAAGGTGATGGGGTGTATCTCAAAAAACGTTCATTACATACAATTCACTCAATAACAAGATGGCTATGAAAAAATTGATCTTACTGGCACTGATGGTGCCGCTTTTCAGTGCAGGCCAGGACAGCCTGTTCACTGCTGAACTTAAACCGGCGTATGTAAACAATGAAACCAGGCCGTTAGAACTAGGTGTTCATTTTTACAGCGATATCCATGGCATGATTACCCATGTTCGTTTTTACAAAAACGGAACAGATGCCAGGAGTTACCAGGTGAGAGTGTATGATGCTCAAAAAAAGATGGTAGTTAACCAGACCTATTATGCAGTGGCTTCCGGATGGCACCGTGTAAGACTTGATGAACCGGTATTTATGAAGAAAGAGGAAATCTTTGCAGCAAGTATTTACTCAGACCGTGGTTCATGGGGCGCAATATGGAATCAGTTGACGGTAAGCAAAAAAGGTAAGTACCTGGGCACTATCAATGAAGCTGGCAGATTTTTGTATGGTTCCGGATATCCAAATGAATTTTCCGGTGGCCAGAATTACCTGGTTGATGTGGTGTTCAGGCCTTTCCCTGCTGATACGGTCTGGATGAGTGAAACCATTAACATCTATGAGCCTAAGAATGGAGGATGGGCACTTACTGCAGACAGCGGTAAAGCATACAAAGCAGTATTCGGATTTTTCCCTCCACCAGTAAATTCAGTGCATGAACTTGATATAACCATTGACTCCATTCGCTACCGGATTTATTCTGCCGGTTATTGGCGAAAGTGGAGAATAAATGCAGACTGTTCGCAAACTCAAATTGACACCCTGCATTTTAAAGAGTAGCCCGTTTTTAATCCCAATATCCTGCTGTTTTCATAAGCGGTTATCACGTCCTGGGTTTCTACCTGGGACTTTTTTTGTAAAAACATTAAAAAAACATTGCAAAAAGTTTGCGTATATGGTTTTTAAATTGTTACTTTGTTGTAACAAAAACAGCGTGACGGCTGGCATTTTAAAACCTACAAAATTTTACGCAATGGAAAAGTTGAGAGCAAAAGTAAGTGACATTAAAGCCCCTCTAATTGTTACTGATGCTGAAATCTTTGTGGATGAAAGAGTATTCTGGGCTACTATAAAACAATGGCAGGGTACTGACTACGAAAATGAAAATATAAAAGTACCATTCAAATATTTTTATGAATGTGTTACTGATATGGGCCTGATGGATTACTGGTTTGACACTTATGAAAACTGGACAATGGACGAGTGGGTGGAGGAATACCGGAATAAGCAGCACTATTATACCCCACTGGTACAAAAGGTACTAAGGTATGCATTGATACATGGCAAACTGATAGACGGCCCTGAATCGATTGAATTTGATTATTACAATAACCCCAGCGTGACGGCTGGTATCTAAACACCTATAAATTAAAACGCAATGGAACAACTGAACCACCTGGTAAGTGAAATTTATGTAGGCTACAAAAGCGAAGTGAAGGCATCTGACCGCCCAACATTAACTAGTTCTAAGGGAACGGCTGAGTTATTTCGATCTCTGTTTGATGATGATACCCTGGAATTCCAGGAGCAATTTTTGGTACTGTTTCTTAACCGGAACAATTCTGTGGTGGGTTATTACCCAATGAGTAAAGGGGGCATGACCGGTGTAGTAGCTGACCCCAGGTTGATATTGGCAGCAGCGCTGAAGGTACCCTGCTGTGCAATGGTGCTGGCCCATAACCACCCCAGCGGAAGCCTGAAACCTTCCAGGGCTGATGAAGAAATCACCGGAAAAATCAAGCAGGCCGGCTTGCTTTTAGATATCCGAGTGCTGGACCATATAATCCTCACCAGAGATGGCTATTTTAGTTTTGCTGATGAAGGAATCATTTAATTTTAACCAGGCCCAGGGTGACACCTGGGCCATAACACAATAAACCATGCAAGATAAAGCGAACGATTTTCTGAGGCGTTGCCATGCCGGTAGCGGTAATTCTGGGGCTGTATCAATTACGCAAGCCCAGGAAGCTGTAAGATTAGCAAAGCAAGATTTTTATGATAACCTTGTTTATGAGTTGTGGAAGTTTCGAGAGGAAAGGAGCCTTTCAATTAAAAGCAGCTATGCCGCAATGACCAATTTGATGAAAGAACTTGAAAAATTGAAGCCATGACCACGGATAAAGCATTTGAGCAGCTGCTGGCCGATAAAGATACCTGCCTGGCCATTGGCATGACAGAAACGAATTACAGGCAGCTGAAAGCCCGGTACAATAACGCTGACAGCCTGCTGAACCTGGAAACAAAAGTGAAGTGGTTGACCAGGGCCGGCTTCCAATATACCATGAAGTGGAAGGCGCCAGGTAAAAAATAACTGCAGCTGCAGCCCGGTTAAAGGTCGTTGAGTTTATCAACGGCCTTATCCATTGACTTGTCCCTTATGTGAAAATATACTTTTGTACTGCGTGAATCCTGGTGAGCCAGCAGGCGCTGGGCAACTTCCAGCGGTGTGTCCGTTTCTGCCAGCAGGGCGCCGAAGGTATGCCGGCCGACATGCGCCGTCAAAGTGGTGGACGTTTCTGCCAGCTGGCCCAGTACTTTGAGCCATCGATTGAACGACTGGTTTGTGATGCTGGTTCCCGGGTGCAGTCTGATCAATTCAATTACCTGCTGCAGCCGTGAGTGCAGCTTCATATTCAGCAATACGTTTTTTTTCTGGGTGCGAATAACCAGGCGGTTCCCGTCTATAATATGCCGGTCCGGATGAAAGTTCATTGCATCTGCAAAGCGGAGCCCGCTAAAACACATGAGCAGAAACCTGGCGCCAACCTCCCGAAGTGTTTCCGGTGTGTGCGGATCCACCACCACCTGCAGCAGCCGGTCACAGTCTGCTATTTCCAGGCCCAGCTTATCCGGATTTTTATAGGTGCCCCGATCAAAGTTGTCCATTGGATGATGGTCAATGATACCACCCATCCGGATGGCATCTGCCAGCATGGTATTGAGAAATTTGAAGGACTTCCAAATAGTATTGGGGCTGTTCCCCAGGTTCATCATGTAATTGCGGTAATCCGTTAACCAGGCATAATCAATATCACCAAAAGAGACCTCCCGTCGAAACTGCTGCAGCTTACTCACTTCACTCAGATAGGTCCGGTTTGTTTCTTTATTCGTGTATTTTCTGGGTATCCAATCCAGGCAGAAAGCATAGAAGTCACGGCCAGGATCACCACCCTCAGCGATCTTTTTAACCCGTTGTTTGGTCATGTGAACACCCTGCAGCGATTTCTGCAGGACGGTGGCTTCCAGTTCAGCTACCTGCTTTTTGATTCTGGCATTGTAAAGTGCGTGATTGGCTTCCTTCCTGGTGACCATCCGGGCGCTGGTATCCCAGGCGTCTGGGTGAATCTTTATGCCGGTGTTGATTGTTTTGGCGACCTTTCTGGCAATGAAAACCCGGATAACTACCGGGCACTTACTGGTGCCATTGTTCCGGATGGCAGGGACTACGGTGACGGTTGTCAT